CGCCAGCAAGGCCCAGGTCATGGCCGCCATGCGTGCCCACGGCCACCCGGTGAGTGACGACAACGAAGCCGACGCCCTGGCCCTGCTGCACTGGGCGCTGGCCACCCAGGAGAGCTGATGTGAAAACTCCACCCCCCTACTACAGCGCCACCCTGGGGCGCCTGCAACCCAGCTGCACCGACCTTGAGGCCGTCAAAGCCCAAGGCTGGCGGGCCCAACGCATCCTGGTGATCGCCTGCGACGACCCGCGCCTGGACTGGCATGAGCGCCAGTGGGTGCAACGCTTGGGTGAGCGCCTGTATGGAGCACGCCATGCATAAGGCCGCCATCCCGGGGACGCCCCCAGCCCGCCCCAGCCTGTTGTGCAGTGCCGAGGAGGTTGCCAACCGCCTCATCGAGGCCGCGCAGACTAGTAGGCGTTTGCCACCGGTGCGGGTGCAAGGCTACTTCAACGCCTGGCCCGTGGTGGCGCGCAGCCACTGGGAGGCGTTCGCCGCTGAGCCGCCCGTACTGCGCCCCAGTCCCCCCAGCCCACGTGATGTCGAACGCATGCTCGAGGTCATGCGCTGGGTGCAGTGGCTCGAGGTGGAGCAGCGCCACCTGGTGTGGATGCGGGCCCAGCACTACGGCTGGCGCGAGATCGGCATCCGCTTTGCCTGTGACCGCAGCACCGCCTGGCGCCACTGGCAACAAGCCCTGCACACCATGGCCGAACAGCTCAATCAAGGAAAAAAACTGCGCTAGGCCAGTCAATGCGTTCACACGCCCTGAGCCACGCAGCGTAAGGCGTGGGCCACAAGTCCCCGCATTCGGTCCTTGTCCCTTTTTACGCTCAAAACGCGTGCAACACTTCTGAGCGTTTAGGGCTATATTTGAGCTATCTTCTGACAAGAGTTGAACGTAAACCCCACCGGCTGACTGCTTCCATTGCACTTGGTTAATCCCTAAGAAGGGGATTTACATCCCTACTTAGGGGATTTATGCGATACTCATCCGAACGTGAGGCACTGGCCTGACTGTGGAGAATCCATGAGCGCAGCAGATTTTTTATTTACACCCAGCATGCAAAAAGTCCTGGGCTTGGTATTTGTGGACCCGACACAAAGCTTTGCACTCAACGAGCTGTTGGTCAAGGCCGGTGGCGGGCGCGGTGGTGGTCAGCGACAGATAGAAAACTTGTTGGCCGCCGGGGTCTTGGAAGAAGGCCCCAGACGTGCGCGTCAACGCAGCATCAAAGTCAACACAAGTTTTTTTCTTTACCCTGAGTTGCGCGGCATTGTGCTGAAGTCGTTCGGCCTGGTTGAGCCATTGCGTTTAGCACTGACGCTCTTTGCTGCCCAGATCGAAGAAGCCTTTGTGTTTGGCTCAGTGGCAAAAGGCACGGATACCCACCACAGCGACATCGATTTGATCGTGGTGGGGAGCGCCCCACTGATGGCGCTGACCGACGCCATGTTGAATGTGGAGGCGGTGCTTGGGCGCCCAGTGCATTTAAATCTCTACAGTTCACCGGAGTGGGCACAGCTGCAAAAAAATGACCCGGTATTGGCTCAGATTTCGCAAGACTCAAAAATAAGGATTCTTCCCCATGCAACGGCCCATTGAATATCAAAATCTCCTCAAGACCCATGCCCTTGAAGAGGTCGCGCAGACGCCTGGCGCCATCGCCATGTACCTGCTCAATGCGCAAAACTACCTGTCCAGCGCCCGGCAAATTGAAGAAAAGCTGTCAATGCAGCGCTTTACCGCAGCCTATGAGGGCTACTTCCAGTTGGTGCAAGCCGTGCAGGAGTACTACGGTGTGCGGGCCAAAAGTGCAGGGCGAAACCTCGTCATCCAGCGCGTGAGCAGTGATCTAAAAATGTCACCCGCAGAGATGGCGCTCATCATCAAGGCGCACACCCGCAGAAATGAGACCTCCTACCACTCCCCCTTTCCACCGGTTTCAATGGCCGAAGCGCAAGCCTTGGTGGGCATTCTGGAAAAATACATGGCCCAAGCCTACAAATTAACGGGCACGCCATGGCCTGCGCCATGAGCAGCGGCCGCGATCAGTTGATCGGATTTGGCCGCTAACAACGCGTCCCAGACGCAGAAGACCCAACGCCTGCGGGGGCGCCCTCTGCAAACCCTGCGTCGACGACTGCTCAGTGCCCAGCCCTTGTGTGTGGCGTGCCAACGGGCAGGGCGCTTGAACCTGGCCAGTGAGCTCGACCACATCGTAGCCCTGGTCAACGGTGGCGGCAACGAGGATGAGAATTTGCAAGGCCTGTGCGCCTCGTGTCATGTGGACAAGACGGCGGTGGACCTGGGGCAGCGCGTCAAACCCGTGATCGGCCTGGATGGTTGGCCAGTTATTGACGCCTGATCAATCATTACCCAAAAAATGGCCAGATGGTGCTTGGCTTATGGGCTAAACAGAGCGTTACTAGCGTCATCACCAACCACCCAGACCCTCCCCCATGAAAATCGACCACAGCATGACACAACGAGCCCTGGACCAGCTGCTCGAACACATCGCCCGCCAGCACCTCTCGATCGAGACCCTGCAGACCCAACGCAGCGACCAGCTCGACTTCCATGATGTGAGCGTCTGGAGCGTTAAGAGCGCCTTGCAAGCCGCGTTTGAAGCTGGCAAGCAGGCAGAGCGCACCGAAGCCGCCAAGACCCTGAAGGCCGCCAAGGCGCCAGGAGCCACCACATGAGCGCCGACCTCAGCGCCACGCAAACCCAAGTGCTGCAACACGCCGCCCTAACAACCGAAGGCCGACTGCTCTGGTTTCCCGAGAACCTCAAAGGTGGCGCGAAAGCCAAAGTGCTCAGTAGCCTGAGCAAGCGCGACTTGATCACCCGACAAGGCCCCGACTGGTTTGTTTCCGCACCAGGCTACGCCGCCCTAGGCCTGCCGCGACGCGCCCCTGTGACGCTGGAGGCCCTTGATGCGGTGATAGCCAACGCCAACGCAGCTGATCAGGCAGCACAGAAGTCAAGCCAGCGCACACCCAGCAAACAAGCCCAGGTGCTGGCCTTGCTGCAACGCGACGAGGGCGCGACCTTGCAGCAAATGTGCGCCCTGACCCATTGGCAAGCGCACACGATGCGCGGCGCCTTGGCTGGATCCTTTAAGAAAAAGCTTGGCTTGGTCATCACCTCCAGCAAGGACGCCGGTGGCGAACGCATCTACCGGTTGGCCCCAGCAGGAGCACCCGCATGAGCACCATGACCATCACCATAGAGCGCACGCCCCGCAAGGTCATGAGAGATGGCCAGATGATTGAAGTTGAGGAACTCAGCATCCGCTTGCCGTTTGCCCGCAAGCCAGAAAACCTCAGTGCGCTGGGCGGCGAAGGTCTGCACCGGGTGTGGGTAACCGAGACCCGGGTGCTGAGCCCGTCCGCGTTTGATGAGTTTGCCAGCCACTTGTTGAAGTCGCGTGACTGGCTAGCCGGCAAAGGTGGCGGCAAAGGCGATGCCTACTTCTGTGTGGAAGTCTGCGCACCCGGCAGGCCTTATCTGTATGTCAACCCTGAAGGAAGTGATTACGGTCGGTATGTAGCGGCGATCTTTACCGGCACCTGTAAAAGTTAACAGGCAAGCAGGTGCCCGATGAGCGAACCCCAAGTTGAGCAGGCCAAGCGGATGGTGGCTGGATTGCGAAGCCAAACCAAAGCGCAGGTATTTAAGGTGTGGGTCTCAGTCTGCTTGGGACGTGTGCACAACGCCCAGCTGGCTGAGCAGCGCAAAGACTGGATGATCTACGACATCGTAGAGGCCCGGTTTGGCAAAGCGGCTGCCGACCAAGTCGCCTGATCGCCTTGATCAGGCGCCGGTGGCTGGTGAGCACGGTTTTAGCTGAAGCGTCAGTTAGCTGAGTGTGTTTACTGAGTATTGACGAGTCATTTCAAATGCATTACGGTGGTGCCACTTTTATCCGCAGAGGCGAACATGCTCACAGTACTTGACTTTGAATCGACCTTGACCGACCGCTACCAGACCACCGTGCCTGAGCCCGTAAGGCGTGCGTTGCACCTGTGTAAGCGTGACAAAATTCTTTACAAAATCCAAGGCGATGGTGCAGTTTTGATCAGCCGCTCGAAGGGCGGCGACGATGAGGATCCTGTAGTCGGTGCCTTTCTCAACTTTTTAGCCCAAGATATGCAAACCCAGCCTGAGCGCCTGCAGACGCTTGGTATTGACCTACAGGAGATGCTGCGCGGCTTGGTGCGTGAGGTGGAAGTTGATCTGGTCAGTCCGCTTAATGTGGCTGATGAATAAACTTGACCGCCAACTACCGTGCGTTACGTATGGGTCCTGCTGGGCCATTCCCTCTTGAAGGCACAACTGTAAAGCTGACTGCTCAGACCCAGGCACTGCACCTCACGATGCTTAGGACCTTCGCGCCTGCAACTCCAGAACGCAAACGGCACTTAAACCGGGGAGTGCGTGCTGAGCCAGTCTTTCAGTGCCGCGTCCACACGGGTTTGCCAGCCGTCACCGGTTGCTCGAAAGGCCTGCACGACATCGCTGGAGAGGCGGATGGTTGTTGATACTTTGGTGGGCATTTTTTGTGGACCACGTGGTCGCACGCCCAAGGTCTTTTGCAAAGCAAGCGGCAACACCTCGCTGGCGGGTTTAAATCCCCGCATGTCGGCTGCTGTTAATTCGCGGACTTCCCCGCTGCTGTTAATTACTGCAGAGCGTTGTTTGCGCTTAATTTGAATAGGCATGAGTCAGATTGTAGTAACAATTATGGTTCGAAATATAAGTCAGCAAAACCAGTGAAACTCAAGTCACCCAGCCTCAGGCGCGCTCACCCCGCGCCTTTTTTACGTCTGCGCACACAGGTGCAAAACAACGAAACAGCGCCACCACCGCCGCCGGTAGCCCCAGGGTGGGGGGGAGTCAAAGTCTGTGCGCTTTGCCGGGTAACCGTTCGCTTTCCTTCGCTTTAACAAACTTACGGAATTTCGCCTGCACATGGCCACTAAACCCCAACGCCCTGGCAAGAACAGCATCCACCAGGTCGTCAAACTCGCCAGTGAACTGAGCGAACAAGTGGCCTTGCCCGAGGGCGTGAGCCTGCGCGATGACGCAGAAGTGGTGATCTGGGGCCAGTTCACCCGCGCGCGTACGCGCGAGGGCTGGCGTGATTTCGATTTATTGATTGTGGCCAAGTCGGTGCGATTGGAGGCCGATATCCGCAAGTACCAAGGTTTGCTGGACCGCAGCGGGCCGATCATCGTCAACGAACGAGGCACCAAAGTGCCCAACCCCTTCTTCGCCATCATCGACAACCTGCAACGCCAGCAACTCGCCCTGATCCGCAGCTTAAGCCTGAACCAACAAACCCAAGACCCCCGCACCCTCAATGGTCAAGGCCAGGGACAAGCCCGCCTGGGCCGGGCCTTGAACAGCTTTGATGACCTGATTGCCCGATGACTACACCCATGGATTCCACCCTGATGTCTTCCACCACCGTTATCACTGAGTCGCAGATCGACTACCTGCCGATCGAAGCCTTGATCCCCTACGCCCGCAACAGCCGCACGCACGAGCCTGCGCAGGTGGCGCAGATTGCTGCCAGCATCAAAGCGTTTGGTTTCACCAACCCGGTGCTGGTCGATGGCGAGGGCGGCATCATCGCCGGTCATGGCCGCGTGTTGGCAGCGCGCCAGCTGAACCTTAAAACCGTGCCTTGCATCCGCCTGAGTCACTTGACGGAAAACCAAACCCGGGCCTACGTGATTGCTGATAACCAGCTGGCCCTCAATGCGGGCTGGAACCAGGAGATGCTGCTGCTGGAAATCCAAGCCCTGCAAGCCGCTGAATTCAACCTTGATCTGCTGGGCTTTACCCCGGCCGAGTTGGCCGCCCTGATGCCAGAGCTGGTGGCCCCGGGCTTGACCGATGAGGATGCGGTGCCTGAGGTGCGCCCTGACCCGGTCAGTCAGCTCGGCGATGTCTGGCTTTTAGGGCCCCACCGGGTGATGTGCGGAGACGCCACCTCGATTGAGCAGTTGGAGCAGTTAACGGCCGGGGCCTTGGTCGACATGTGGCTGACCGACCCACCCTACAACGTGGCCTATGAGGGCGGTACCAAGGACAAACTTACGATTCAAAACGACGCCATGGGCAATGCTGACTTTCGCCAGTTCCTGCGCGATGCGTATGTCGGTGCCGATGCGGTGATGAAGTCCGGTGCCGTGTTCTACATCTGGCATGCTGATTCGGAGGGCTATAACTTTCGGGGCGCTGCCAGTGATGCGGGCTGGAAAGTGCGCCAATGCCTGATCTGGAAGAAGTCCTCCTTGGTGATGGGGCGCCAGGACTACCACTGGCAGCATGAGCCCTGCCTGTACGGCTGGAAAGACGGGGCCGCCCACCTGTGGGCGACTGACCGCAAACAGACCACCATCCTGGAGTTCAACAAGCCCACGCGCAATGGCGAGCACCCGACCATGAAGCCTGTGGAGCTGTTTGAGTACCAGTTGCTCAACAACACCAAGGGCAGCGACATCGTGCTCGACAGCTTTGGTGGCTCAGGCACCACAGTGATTGCCGCCCACAAGCACGGCCGCCTGGCCCGGGTGATGGAGCTGGATCCCAAGTACTGCGATGTCATCATCCGGCGCTGGCAGGACTTCACAGGAGACGCTGCTACGCTGGAGGCCAGTGGTATGACGTTTGCGGCGATTGAAGGGGACACCACCTTGGCCTGCGCCCCATGAAGGGCGTCTGCACCCGCTGGGCCGTTGTTCACCGCCATGATGGCATGCCGGTGGAAGGGGGTTTGTACACCCATAAAAAAAAGGCCAACACGCGACTGTTTAGCTGCGCCCAGCCGGACAAGTTTGACGTGGTCGAGTTGGCGGTCCTGCCGCTGGAGTTGGCGCACCGGCTGCTGGCGGCGTTGCCCCAAGTGACGTCGGCTTGAACCGTTGACTGGCGTCGCACTTGGCCACCCCATCAAACCGCGGCACACGGGTGATCCGCTTCATCGAGCACTACTGCCTCATCCCCAGTGGCGCCAAGGTGGGCCAGGCCATTGTGCTGGAGAAGTTTCAAAAGGACTTCATCCGCGCGGTCTACGCCAACCCCCATCCGGCAGGCACCCGGCGGGCCTATTTGTCGATTGGGCGCAAGAACGGTAAAACCGCCTTGATTGCCTGCCTGGTGTTGGTGCATTTAGTCGGACCGGAGGCCAAGCGCAACGCCCAGATCATCAGCGGCGCCTTGTCGCGTGAACAAGCGGCCATCGTCTATGACCTGGCCAG